CATTAAACCGCAACGAGTTCTCAATCTCATAATCTGAGACTGCACTCGGTATAGCTGAACCGGGGAAAATCGCCATTAGGCATATATCGCGGAGTTAGTCAGCCACACATCAGTACCATCGCTGAAATAACTCAGCAAGTAAGTTCCTGCTGCTGTGACTGTGGTTGCAAGGTTTGCATCACCCTTGGAATTAGTATGTAAGGATATGGTTTCGCCACCCGAATTTATCAGCTTGATGAAACCACTCTGACCATCCGTAATGTTGGTAAATGTAATCGTGGTTGCCCCAGAAGGCGTGGTAATAAAGTTCTGACCAGCATCCATATCGTATGATCCATCGTTATCTGTCACTGCTGTGGCTCTCTGTGAGCCTGTCCATGAGTTATCAGAGGTGAAGTCGATGGTTAGTTCAGTAGTGTCTATTGCCAGACCACCAGTAGATTTAAGGTCAGTGCTGAATTCTGTGCCGGATAGATCAAGACCATCACCAGCCGTATAGGTAGTGTCGGTATCAGCAGCCCAAACCGGGTCTGCTCCAGTTCCCTGAGTCTTTAAGACATATCCAGAGGTGCTGAATCCTAGTCTTGCAGGTGCGCCTGATGCGCCGTAGTAGAGGATATCACCCTGAGTACCGTCTTCTAGCTTTCCTAATGTAACAGCGTTATCAGCAATACCAGCCGTTGCTAGTTGCTGCCAATCCACACCATTTGTAGCGGATGAATCAGCGGCTAAGACATAATCATTCGTGCCGACAGGAAGTCTTGTTTCAGAGTCAACCGTGTTATAGACAAGCAAGTCACCCTTTGTGGTCAGTCTGTCAGGAGAAAGTACATCCACCTTCTGCCACTCTGAAGATGCTGTGGAGTATTTCAGGTATTGATCGTTGGCTGCTGATGTTGAACTAACTGCTTCACCTTGTATCTTGGCTACTGTTACTGCACCAGCATTCGTCATGGTGGCATCACCAGACAATGCAGCAGTGGTGAATCCTGTTCCATCACCAATCAGTATTTCTGTAGTAGCTAATGCTACGTCAGAAGGTACACCGGATGAGTTAGCATCTCTTACCTTAACTGTGTTAGCTGCCATATCAGCTAACTTGGCATTAGTTACCCCTCCATCCGTAACATTGACCGTAACCGTAGTGCTTGACGCCGAAGTATCAAGGCCCGATCCACCAGCCACTGTGAGAGTCTCAGAGTCGAGATCAATATCAATAGTGCCACTATCAGTAGTGATATCCAAATCTTCTGCTGTAAGCTGCGTATCGACATACGCCTTGATAGACTGCTGCGTGGCGAGCTTAACGGCAGAATCGGACGCCATATCATCCTCATCCTTGATCCCCGTTACCGTTGCACCATCGGAAGCAATATTTACCGACGTGTTTGCAACAACTGTTGTGCCTGTTATTGCAGCGGCTGATGATCCACCGATAACTGCACCATCTACCGTACCGGCATTCACATCCACAGAGTTATCTGTTGTGGGGCTGATTGCGATAGTTACCCAATCAGCGGTGGATGTGGTGGATTTATTGAATTTGAGTAACGAGTTTGTGGTGTCGTACCACAGCAAGCCCTGTGAGCCTTTACGCGCCCCATCCGCGACAATCGTAGACGGTGCTGTTGCCGATGCGTGAATTACATTGGTCGCCTGATCTATCGAGGGGAACGACTGCTTCAGAACTTTCTTGATTAATTGAAAATGTTGATCGCCAACTGAAACATTATCTGAGGATGTAGGATTTGTCGAAACGAGTGCGTCGATGTAGTTGCCAGTTTCCAGTCCCATTATGGATTACCTGATGTGTTGATGATTCTTAGAACCGACCCAGAATGACGATCCAGGGTGTCTGCTTTTTGAATGTTGTCGATTGCGTCGTCATACGCACCCTTCCACACCGGGATGTCCGGGTGGTTCTGTAAAAAGGGTGCGGCTTCGAGCAATGCGCCGTAAAGGTAAACGTCTGGATTGTTCGTCAGCATCGTATTGGACGGTGCCGCATCCGATAATGCGTCTACCTGTTTGTAGTAGATGATTTCGATGGTGTAAACCGCATCCGGGGCTGGGCCGAGATGGTAATTATCACCGACGATGGTGTAGGTCAGGGGTTTGCCGGATGTACTGCCAGCCCATAACCTGTCCATCATTTCCGGTGTCAGGTATTCAAGTGGCGTAATCGGGGTTGTGTTGAGCGAAAACACGCGACCACTTAGATAGGATGTCGGCAGCGCATAGCTTCTCGTCCCTGCGGCGGTTGAGGCCGTGGTGGTGGTTTCCATTAGCCGGATACGCAACTTGCGGCCAAACCGCGCCTCGCACAATGCGATGAATTCGGTTATCCGGTTAGTTAGATCATCCCTGTCGAGCCAGTTGGCTATTGCCGTTTGAAGGGTTGAGTAAGTGTTAATCGCCATTAAATCTCTCTTAATGTAAAGCTAAATATCCGTAGCGGCGGGGGTACGATGGATACATCACCCCCAGGGGGATGCCCTCTCCATGAAACTTCACCAGGGAAGATTCAGGCGGGATGTAAACCTCGATCCCTTTTCCACGGGCAAACCCGATCAGGTATTCCATGTTTGGTCGCTGGTAGGCGAACTCGGACATGTGGGATGGGTCGCCAGGAGTGGGCTTAACATCATCCATATCCACCCCCCAGATCCCAATCCTGCTTGCCCCCTCGGTTATCGCCAGGGCCATCAAATAGGATATGGATGAATTGAAATAATCCAGAGCAAGACACTCCACAACCCGTTCAATCGGATACCGGACAGCATTGGGAATGTCGTTATACGTCGTCTGCATGTACAGCGGTGCGCTGAGTGTCTTCAGCCGGTCCTCGTATCCGCTCCTTCGTCCCGCCTCTGGTTTTCTCAGGAGATCCAGCGGATGGATTTCAAAGTACCTGTCGAAGTAAGGCCAGCGGTCCTCGTCCCAGGGTAAACCCCATACTTCCCAGCGGGGATCATCAAAGGGGGCGTCATCGTGGGTGGATGGGGCTAACCCCACGATAGCAACTTGCCTCATCTACTCAGTTCAGTCACATATACCGTAGCGGTGCTGCTTGCCATAATCGCTGCACACTTGTTCGCCTCACTCACCCTGAAAAAATAGGGTGTGTCGGCGACGATGTATGTATGTGATGTCGTCGCTGTGGGCGATGTATCGAAGGTGATAAAGCAAGCCGCAGTTGTCGTTACCATGACATCGTTAACCTGCGTTGCAAACGCATTACTGGTAGCCGCGCTCGATGTAGAAGCCGATATGCTTTGCGTTACACCGGGTCTGAAAACATTGCTGTTTACATTATTCATAATTTTGCCTATAGGTTGGTCGGGGCAGTTTTGAAATACTTGTAATCTGGGTTGTTGAGATAAGCCGCGAGTAATTTGGAATCCCGTGCAATTTCTCCGTTGGTTTCACGCAACCAGCGTTCCCAGGTCGTCTTGGGGATAGATGCCGCGTGATGCCATTCGCCACGCTTGCCCAGCGTTAGCTTGTCGCCGTAATCGTTGAACTTGCGTTTGTTGTGGTTAAGAATGGGCGAAACGTCCTGGGATGTTTTAATTCTCAACTTATTGTCTTCAAACTCCATATCCGTCTGACGACCATCGGTGTTGTCTAAAACAAACCTCTCAGACATAACCAACGTCTCCCACCTTGGGCGCACCATCAGCCGGGTCATGGTCGATGTAAGCCTTTTTCAACCAACCAATAGCATCTGTCGGTTCTTCCGGTTTTTCCACCTTCGGCTTTTTCTTGCCCTTCAACATTTTCTTTGCCGCTTTATCTAAATCTTTATCCATAAAAAGTAAGAAGGCGGGGTTTTTAGCCCCGCCCCCTTTCTAAGTTGTTACAGCCGGTTACGCTTTGCAATCAGCGAGGATGCCACTGGATTTTTCGTTCTTGGAACAAAGGCCAGCTTCATACAGAAGCATCTGTTTGACGCTATCGCCAGTCTTTGCTAAGTCAACAACGGTCCAATCCCGAAGCACATTCAAGCCCCAGTAATCCATGTCTAAGAAGAAGACATGTTCAGTGCTGTACAGATTCCGATCTGGTACGATCTTGAAACTGCCGAAGTCGGAGACATAGATGTCTACTGCGTTTATAGCAGTGACCGCTCCATCGCCTCTGATCTCGTTACGAATCGCATAGCCAGGACCGGCATTAGACGACAAGCCTGAGATTGCTTGCTTGATGGTGGCTGGACACAGGATCATGTCCGGGTTGCCACCGGCGTTGTAGGCATCGAGGATGACATTCTTGATGCCAGCTTCCGTAATGGAAGCAGTAGCAGTAGCTTCTGTCATCGTGTCAGATCCATCGCCCGTTGCAGCAGCGGGTGTGCCTGAACTTGGGTTCATCGATACCCAGTTGGTTCCCAACCAAGTCGGTAGACCAGCAGATACACGGGCAGTTGTTGCATCACCCGTCACTTTAGCAATGTTCTGGGAAAGCATTTTTTCCCAGTCGCGCTTCATTTGCTTACCGCGTTTAGCGATCATGTAAGCCTGATGCTTGCCGTGACCGACATAACCTACAGCCTGATCCGTACCCGATGTTTGAACAACGTAGCGACTTATTTGCGTACGGTTATTCAAAAGTGAGGGTAACGATCTTGCATTCGCACTCGGAGAATCGTCGCCTTCTATCTGACGATTCGCAGCACCCGAACCAATGGTATCCGTCTGCCATTGGAAAAGGGTATTTACGGTATCCGAACGACTGCACCCACTAAAAAATGGGGTGTCGAGTGGAGCGATATTGTAGATGATGTCGGCAATCTGCTTCTTTAGTTCCACTGACGAATAAGTCAGTGATGTGTTTGTAGCAATTGCCATTTCTTTGTTTCCTTAAAAGTTACAATAAAAGATCCTCAAGCAAATCGGCAGCGTGTTCGACTTTGCCGGATTGCTTCAGGCGGTTTCGTAGCTTGGTGTGCTTTCCCTTCGATTCGGATTTCTTGGACGACCCCTTACCACCGCGAATGACTCTCGGTTTGTTCTTGAGTTTCTTGGTCTTAACATCAGACTGCTGAAGCTCGTCGTACAACCGTGCCTTGTTCAAGATGATGAAAGAACGGTGATCAACTAAAGTGTCGATCTCCTCGTTCTGGTAGCCCTGCACCTTTGCGTAGTCGCGCAGCCTTCCGGCAAGTTCCCGTTGAGATTCAGGCTTGCCCCACTCCGGTAGTTTTTCTACCAGTGAGGTATGTTCTGATTTAACGGTTTCCTGCCACTGCTGCTGTTGCACATGGTGCGCCTTCTGTTGAGCGTTTTTTTGCTCGGCTTGAAGACGTTGCACCTTTTCCGAATGTTCCCGAAGCTCCTCTCTCTTAGTGACGTACTCGATCGGGTCATCCCGTTTAAGGGCTTCCCAATCAATAGCACCCCACTGGTCAAGTTGGGAGTTTTCGATGATGCTTTGAAGGTAATTGGCATACTGTTGCCGTTCCTGCTGGATCTGAGTAATTTCCGAGTTGTACTGATCGTTCAGTGACTCGAAGTTTTTTCTATCTTCAGCAAGCTGTTGGCTTTTCTTCGTAAACGAAGATTGCCGCGAATAACCACTCAGTAGTTCGTCAAGGCTGACCTCGATTTCTTCACCATCCACCCGGACGGCGTAAACGGGTTCCTGTTCTTCTTCCTCTGGTTCTTCGCTCTCGGATTCATCAGATTCGTCTTCTTCGACTTCCTCTGTTTCGTCCTCAGAAACCGCCGGGGATTCTTCGTCTGGTTGCTCCGTGGACTCCAAATTCTCGTCGGTGGTGGCTTCCTCGGCTTCAGGCTGCTCTTGCGAGTCGATCAGTCCGAGTAATGCCTGTTCGGCCCCGCGTAGGGAACCGGATATTTCGTCTATCGGTGTTACTGCCGGTGCTTCTTGCGTATCGGCCATGCTTAGTTCTCCATGAAAAAGGCCGCCCGAAAGCGGCCCTACCAGCATCCATGCTGGCTCATTAGCTAATGAGTTTCTAAAAAATCGGTTTGTTCCCGCGACTTAATTCTCCGGTAGTCATTACTGACTCGAAATGAGTTTTAAGTTTTTTAAGCAGTTGCAAACCTAGCCAGTAGTGTTCTCTGGCTTGCGTATCCTGGGTCTGGGAGTTTTCCCAGCGGTCCAAGAATTCTTCGTGAATGGTCGTCCAGGCTTCCTGAAAGAGGGGTTCTTCCAGGATGCGTTTGGCGGCCCTTTCGCGTTGTTCTATATCCAATTAGTACGCCCG